CATCGCGTGGGTATACCGCATGGATCAACGTGATTTCTTGGTACGGATCTTTCTTAGCGGCATTGATAATCTTGTTGTCTACAATCTCTTCGCCAAAGCGCTGGATGATTGCCCTGGCTGGCATCTTAAACTGACGGAATACGGTATCGACGCGGCCCTTGTCATCTTCTGACAGATAGACTTCAGCGCAGTGTTTGGTAGAGAAACGGACCTGCGAGTCTGGATCTGACTCGATAAACATAACGCCGGTGCCAAAGCAGATAAGATCGGAATACAGCTCATGGATCTGCTCTTGGAAGTTAGAGCGGTTGAACGCCAGGTACATATCGTCCTCGACGGACTCTAACCATTCCTTGGCTTCATCGTTTTCATCAAGCTCTTTGTTTCGAAATCTTAGGGAAAACCAGCGGGTAGCTGCATTAGTCAACATGCCGTGCAAACTAGCCGCCATGAGTTCTGCTGCATGGATAGCAGTAGAGTCAAAGATTAGCTCAGTGCGCTTATCGCCATCTGTTCGCTTCTTAGTGATATCTGCCTTGCGGGGAATCACATAGTCTGCGATTTCCTGCCAGTGACTCTCCCAAACCTGCCGTTGTGTAGACAGACTTTGGAAGCGCCTCATCAAATCAGCGCCTAATTCATCGGCCATGTTTTTCCCCTAATGTTCTACGTGGAACAGCTAGCTGCCCAATAATGTCTTTCGTTGTACGCTCGCCTGCCCTGTTAAACCCATCGGGCTAGTAGCAACACCACGAGCACGTCTTCGCCGGTAAAGCTCGCGGGTTGCCTCTTCCTGGTTCTCGGTTGCACCACTAAGCGCTGCGAGTGGTCGAATAGCCTGGCGATCAACTGCACCAGCGGGCTGTGTTTGTTCTTGCACGATCTTTGGCGTACCCGTTATAGCTTTTGCAAGATTGCTAGTTTCCCGCTGAAGAATATCTTTTTGGGCTTTTAGTCCAATAGTGCGATCAAACTTCTCACCCGCCTTGCGGATTGCCTTGCCTACTTTTTTGACTGGCTTGCTCATATCATCCCCATTTGTGCGGTAGGTCCAGTACCGCGCCATCATCTGTCATGTAGCCGCCCATCCTAAGCAGCATTTCAGTTTGCGAGTTTTCCACAAGGATGCGATCAACGCCAGATACCCAAGCTACGCTAAACAACGCATTCATTAGCCGCCTGCTAAAGAATCGCCGCTGGTAATCAGGTAAAATTAGCGTATGCGCTGTCCATGTCGATTCATCGCCCTCTACCGCATAACACCAAAAGAAACCCGCAATTTGGTCCTTGACTTCGCATGTTACAACAAAAGCGTAGTCAATGATTCGTCTGTGCTCTTCCCGATACGGATAGTCATACCTCTCCATGTAATCAAGAAGTACATCTTGAGACAGCTTAGCGTCATGTATTCTTGGGCGTATCACCGGCGCCTAGCTTCTTTCGCTTGGTTTCGGAATCGAGTAATCCCCGTGGGCCAGTCAGAATAGTTTGCTGTCTGCCAACACGCCGAGGATCAAATAGCTTCTTCTTTAGCCTTTCTTGCTCCCCTTCGTAAATCGGCTCGATCGGAACCATAGGAGGCGGGGGCGGAGCTGCCGGTACTTTAATCTTAGGTCTACCCATTCTTAAATCCTCGCTGAGAAAGGGTTATATGATGAATCTGCAATCGCTTGCGGTGGTCTGCCATCATGCAACGTATTGTCTTTGATGCCAACCGCTAGGTAGCGGAACGCATCGGCAGCGTGGCTAGACCAGTCATGCACAGGCGTTGCACGGAAACTTCTGGACTTCTCATTGTACGCACGATGGTACTGACGTAAGCACTCTAGCCCCGCTTGGCAGGTGTCTCGGTCGAATAGGCATCGCGGGATAAGCATTTGCGCGGCATGTATGCCGTCCTCCAATGGGAGCTTTGGAATTACTCGGAAGTTAATGCCGAGGTCAAAGGAAACTTCGCGTCGTGATTTGCCACTACCCAACTCCCTAACCTCGATATCATGCGGCGCATTATGTGTGCCATAGAGATAACCCTTGGCTTGCAGGACTTCAGCATAATGCGGCAATCCCTCATTTCTATTCTCGTAGAAATCAATGACGTGTACCGCACGTCCTACGCTTTGGGTAAACCAGATAGCCGTACTATCCCCTACACCCAAATCCCACCACGTATCTACTCGGGTAGCCGGGTCATGGGGAACCTCAGTGATGCGCCCCTTTTCGTGGAGTGCCTGTAGCTCTTTTCCGTAAATGGCCCCTGGCACATTCGCAACCCAAGAGCACTCAAACTCCTGCTCAAACTGATCGGGAGACATCATGGCCTTAGCAGCCTCTAGCTCTTCTTCATCGAGAATGCCTGTCTCGCTAGCTTTATAGACTTGAGTAAACCAATCCTTCTGACCGCTAGCAGCGTCATACAACTCATAAAACGCATTGTGACCACGGGGTGTACCAATGAATAATGCCCAGCCCTTTCGGTCGGATAGGGCGGGACGAATGATCTCTGGAAAGAGCGACTCAGGCATATCTGCCATCTCGTCGAGTACAGCACCATCAAGATAGATACCCCGCAAGCTATCAGGATTTTCAGATCCTAATAACTGTATCCTGGCACCATTCGGCAGATCAGCCCGCAATTCTGTCTCATGGAAGCGCACCATCGGTATGGCACTAGCGAACTGCTTTAGGTAATCCCATGCCACAGCTTTGGCTTGGCGATAGGTCGGCGCTATGTAAGCAAAGCGCGGGTTGGTCTTGTCGGATAGAATGGCATCTCTCAGCAGGTGATTGATCGCCATAACGGTTTTACCGAAACGACGATGGCATACCACGACACCCCAGCGATGAGTTTGCAGTTGGTTATGCAAGTCAGCCTGTAGCTTCCTTGGCTTATAGGGGATGTATATCTCAGTCATCGTTTAAAAGATTGACTGTCGTCAGGCATCAAATGCCCAACAAACACCGTGTGAGCCTTCTTAAATTCAGATAACAAGTCTTCGAGTGCCAGCAGGTCTATGCGCTCGCCATGAGCTTGTGATCGTTCCATAGACTGCCATTGAGTCAACGCCCTGGATTGCGCCGCCATTAACTTTTCGTATTGGTCCCTTGTAAGCTGCATGTTGTCCTCACTGGTTACTGTCGTCCCACTTCAGTGTGATAGTGCCGCTGACCTTGGTGTCATTGTCTTCGGCCTTATTGCGAACCCCCAGAGGTGCTAATTGTCTTACGTACTTATCTTTTTGATCTGTCTCTAGCCTACGGCGCTGTACTTCCGCCATGGCGAGTTTTGGGTCATCAGGTAATGGCTGCTCGATAATATCAATAATCTGATCTCTCAAGACTTCAGCCTGCAACGCTCTTGCTCTGCGATATTCCTGGTATGCCTCATCGCTATCTTGCACATGCCGCAATACCGTCTTCCATGAAGGGTACTTAGCATTCTCATTACAGATGCGGGTTAGCGACATGCCATCGGCTATCTGCTCACAGATTTCCGAGAATTGCTGTTTTGTCAGTCTAGGCTTTCTAGGCAATGCCATCGCTCCTAAAAGATTGACTCCGTAAAAAAAGCCCCGCCGTAAAATATTGTCTCCGCCACGGGGCAATGTATATGGGAGGCCAACATGCATTGGCTCGCTAATAATAGGCTTGGCAGGCTGTGAAAGCAAGAGACTGTGTTGTGGTCGGAATATATATACATAACACACGCGCCCACATACGCGGGGGTACGGGGGTGCGCACACGCAAACGCGCATACACGCTACGCGCAACGCACATGCACACGCGCAGCCAGGCGCACACGCATGCACACACGTCGCGTCGAGAGGCTTGTACGCGCGAGCAATCCCACAATGAGCTGATGGGTTACGTCCCAACACCCCTCACCCCTAGCTGCTGCATTCCCTGGTCAAGCCCTGGCATAGCCCTAGAACGCCCTGTAATCGCCCCTGCTGCACGTTAGCTGCTGACCCTATGCAACCCTACCGCCTAGCACCTAAACGCTTGATATCGCTTAATTTTGCAATTCTTTTTGTCACGTTTGTCACACGTTTAAGCCTACCCCTTGACGTAACGCGTCAGGGTATGTACATTGGATCACGTCAACACAACAACGCCACGGGAGACACTGACATGACCACACTACCAAACGAGCTTTACCGATACACGCAGCCAGACCCTG